AAAATAAACATTCTTACCTACTGGTATTGGTTTACAAATAGAATCAATTTCATATTCAGTAGCTTGGTTAATAGATACTGTTTTAGAAGTTAACGTTTCTTCTGGTTTTAATAAAAATTGTGTTTGGTCAGCAAATAATAATAATTCTTCGTTTAAACTTATAGCATACTTTAAATTAGAAACTCTATTATGACTAACAGCAACGTCTACTGCATCATCATCTAAAGCTGTAGTAACTGTTTCTGGGTAAAAAGTAAAAAATTCACTTACCTTAGAAAATATTACATTTTCATCTGATAAAAACCCTAGTCTATTACGATAGAAAAATACGTCTTGTATTTTATTCCCAACAAAACTTGGGTCACTAGCTGTTATAGTATCACCACAAGTTCTACCATTATATTCTGGTACTGTGTATGTAGTAGCTCCTATTGTATATGTTGAGCCATCAGCTTTAGTAAATCTAAAATTACCGTCAGCTGTACGTATTAATAAGTGTGGTAATGTTGCTGTATTAAATTCATTGTCTAAGCCAGATTTAACAGTTTCAACCCAAGCACTACCGTCCCAATAAACATAATAATTATCAAATTCTGTACCTTGGTCTCCTACGACTTCTACTTCAAAATTAGTATATCCTTTATATGGTAAATCAGAAAAACTTTTTATTTTATCTTTTACTAAAATTAATCCATCACCACCAAGACCATCTGATACTGAAGCAGTAAATGTTCCTGTGTTTTTAGAAAAATAAATAATAGAACCATCTCTAACTATAGTATAACCAGTTGGGAAAGCAGCTACCAAGTCATTATATAGTTCAGTTGCTATGTTATCTGTGGTAATACTTGAAGCGTGATTAGCGTTTGAGTTATCTAAAGTTTGGTAGTTAGCTCTGTTTACACCATCAATATCAATTTTATAAGTTGTTAAATATTGACCGTTCTTAACATAAAAAATAGCTTCTGCTGGTCTAACTGCTGATGTTGTTCCTGATTTTGTAACTGTAATACTTTTATTAACTATAAATGTATAATCAGCAACAGTTACTAAGTTAATATCTTCTAAAGGATTTGCTGTTGTTAAATAAGTTAATGAAGGAGACACAACTGTTTTTTGTGTTCCATTTAAATCATAAACTTTTATAGAACCATTATTAATTAATACTGTGTATCTTTCTGTACTATCTCTATTAATAAAATGTATTTTACTATTTTCAAAAGTATCTGAATTTAATTTTGCTACGTGAACTGTAGGTGGACGTTTACCTAAACCAGATACTACATCTGATAAACCGTTTTCTTGTATTTCTGCTTGATTAGGTAATCGTATTGTGTCTGGTTGTTGAGATACTCCATTTAATAAATTTGGAATACTTGTAGAAATTAATCTTGAAGCCATTATTCATTAACTATTGAAGATTTGTCTGGCTGGTAATTTCCTCTATCTAATACTCTATAGACATCATAATTACCTGTAAGAATATTATGACGACCTATATCGCCTTCTGTTTCTTTTAAATTCATATAGGCTTGTAATTCATCAACTTCGTGGAATTTATGTAATTCACTAGATACTAACATTCTATCTTGAAAAATTCTAGAAGACCTAATCATTATATAGTGTCTAGCTACTTCTGGTAATTCTTCAAAATCTAATAAAAATACAATATTAACTTTTACTGTATTTGTTATAGTATATGTATTGTTAACTCTGTCGTATAATTTTCTATTACGTTCTACGTAATTATGTAATCTAGAAGACTCAGCTAATTCTACTCTTAATGCGTTAGCTGGTAAAGCAATTTCGTTGTTATTATTGGGTACTAAAGAATAATTAATATCTGTATTAAAAAACCAACCACGTGACTGTACCTCTCTAGAAACGTGATCTAAAATTTGTATAGCAATAGACACATCATTAGTAGTAGCAGATGTTATACTAGATACTGGAATTTCTCCGATACTAGTAAGCATAGTATTAACTGCTTCTAGTTTTGATGTTACTGTTAAAGGCATAAATAAATAATTTTAATTTTGTATTAAGAGGGGGAGCTTTCACTCCCCCAATCTTAATTTACATTACAAGGTAATTAAGCTGTCTTAATTTCTAAAGACGCTTCTGGTCTTAGAACACCGTGTCCTGCTGCATATTTAGCAACAAGTAATGTTCCTTGATGTCTTGCAGAGTATTCCATCTCTGTTGATAGGTCTAGTAATTTAACTGTACCTACAGCACTTTTGTGCCATACGCAACCAACAGTAGTAGAGAAGTTTCCTCCTAAACCACCGCCAGAACCAACGATAGAACCCACACCTACGCCAGATGTAATATTAGCTGATGGTAATTGATTTGTTTTAACAATTTCAATACCAGCAATCTTTAATACTTTACCATCTGCATAACTTCCAGAACCACCGAAATCTCTATTGATTACAGCAGCAGAAGTATCAGAAACCATACTGTAGTACGCTTGTGGCGATACAGCAGCATATCTGTCTTCAGCTGGAACGTTAGCTTCGTCTAAATATCTTGCAGCAGCATAAATTGATGCAGCAGCAGAAGCACCGTTTGTGTTAAAGTCAGCGTCAGTTATAGTTTGTCCTGCAGCTTGTGGAGCAGCAGCACCTTCTCTAGCGTTTTTCACTAACATTTGATAAATGTGTTTATCCATTTGATTAGCTAGAGCAATACCAATTTCTTTTGCGTAAATGCTTCTAACTTCCCAAGATGATTTAGCTTCTTCAATAGAAGCAATAAACACGTGAGATACTAGTAAATCTTGAATTGATATAATTCTTTCATTACCAGTTATTGATGAACCAGTTAGTTCAGTACCAGCAGCGTGGTAAGCAGCAGACGCTTTTCCAAATACTGGAAACGTTGCACTTTTACCGTTAGCTATAGTACGAACCATAGTTCTATCTAGGGCAGTATTTGCTGTTTCGAAGGCAGTCAAAGTCTCGCCTGAAAACAATTTCAGGAATAGAGCATTTTGATCGCCAGCACCAGCAGCCTGACCTATGTACGAAGGAGTATAATTTGACATTATATATCCCTTTCTTATAAGTTAAGTTGCTTAGTTAAGTTTAAAAACAGCTTATTTAGGTAACAAAATTGTCGTCCCTCAGGACGGTTAAGACTTTAGGTAAGCGTTAACATCAGTCGGGTCTAACTAATTAACCCGAAAGAATTTCTATAAAATATTTGATCTAGATAATTTTAATTCAACTCTTTGTCTGAAAGCTGGGTCTTTTTGGTAAAGAGGATTTTTCATATCTTCTTTTAATTGAGCAACACTTTCGTATCTTTCTCCAGTTGAATTTGAAGAAGCTGATTGACCTAGATTTAATTTAGGTTCTTTACTTTCTGTATTGTATCTAGCATACATACCTTTAATAGTAAATAAAGCAGTAGTGTCATCACTAGCTACTCCTCTATTAAATGCGTCTACTTCTTCTTCTGTTAAATTATTAGCAACCCAATCAGTCATAGCTTTATACTGTTCTTCGCCTTTTGTGATTGAGTAGGCTTTGTTTTGAAATTGATCTGCAAGTGCTTCTAAACCTTTTAAGTAGTTATCTACGTATTGTTTAGGAAGACCAGATTTTTCAAGTGAAGTTAAAGTAACATCACTTAATTGACCAGTTTCATTAAATTCTTGTTCAGCAGTTTGAAATACAGAACTAATAGCAGATGGTTGTTCTGTCTTTGCTTGTGCTTGTAAAGGATTTTTATTTTCTACTTTAGGTGCAGAAGTATTATTAGTAGAAAGTTTCTTTTCTAATTCTTGATAAGACTTAATTAAATCTTCTTGTGAATTAAATTTACCAAGTATTTTTTCTTGCTTAACTTCTTCTGTTGTTGTTGGTTGTAAAGCAGGTTGAGGTGGAGTATTAGCTTGGTCAATCTTTTGAACCATACTATCTCTATACTCTTGTGTTTCAACATTAGCTGTAGGAGTTACGTTTACTGTAGTTGTTTCGCCCATGTGTTATTGTCCTTCTTGTTGTAGTTGTTGTTGTTCTAGTTGTTGTTGTTCCTCCCTAGCTTTAAAACTATCTCTAACTATACCAGCTCCTTCTTTAACTACCGCTGGTGCAGATTGTTGCATCATAGCTTGTTGTTGTGCAATTTGTTCTTCCATTTGTAATTGATCTGGTGATTTAATTAATCCTTCCATATCAATACCTAATGACGTACCAACTCTTTTAACATATTCGTCAAAATTAACATACTTAAATAATTCTTGTGCGAATGGAGTTAATTGTTGTACAAAAGCATTTAGTCTTTGTAAGTCAGATGAACGACCTAATGCTTCTAATCCAGTTACTATTTTTACTTTAATACTATCTTTAGGTAGTGTAGGTAATCTTTTGCTTTTCTCCATTTGATACATCAAACGAGATATTAAAGGTAATTGTAATTCTTGAGACAATAAAGAATATAAACCAGAAACACTATCATTCAATGCGTCAGCTAATAATCTTATTTCTGTAGCTGTAACTCTATCTGCTTGTCTTTGTACGCTATTCATTAACATAAATGAATATGTTAATCTTTCTTCTATAGTTCTGATTGTTTGAAATGTAATAGAGAAGTCAGCAGATTTATTCATCTGTAAAGTAGTTACATCATTAGCGTCTCCTTCTCTTATAGCACCGTTAGGACTTTCAGATAAAGTTTTAATTCTAGTTGTACCATTTGGTCTTACTAAGAATAAAACTTTAGAAGCAGCAGCACTACCTTCTACTACAGCTCTATACAAAGCCTCTAGTGATCTTAAATCTCCTATATATTCTTCTACAAACCCTCTACCATAATCTTCGTTTGTTAGTGTATATCTAAGAGGAATAAAAGGTGACTTGTCCAATGGATAACTTCCGATTGAGCTTGGTATGACTTTGTCATTGACCTCTTGTTGGACAAGCCACTTTTTATTTTCCGACCTAATCACTCTCGTGTAGATAGAAACTTGTTTGTCGTGATAATTTTCTTTATCGTTTTCTTCGTGACATAAATCTTCAATTTCTTCTGATACAGCAGAAAGACTTGCCACATCTTTTGCAATTATTTCTATAACATTACCAACTGAATCTCTTTTAATTACATATTCATCTAATTTATAAACTTTAGTAGTTAACTCTGGTGTTATGTATAATAACACATTACCAGCAACTATTAATTGTCTTAATGCCTCAAATACAGAAGTTCTAAAATTATTAACTTCTATTTCATTCATTACTACACGTTCAATAGAACCCATAGCTTTCTCAAACTCACCTTGCATACCTTTTTGTTGGGTAAGTTTTTGAATAGTAAATTCATCTAAAGACAACCTAAAGAAAGGTTGATTAGGTGGTAATAAAGCCAATAATAATTTACTAGCTAGATTATTTAAACCTCTAGCACCTATACCTTGATATGGTGTATATAATTTTGTAGAACTTCCATAACCATCTCTAGTTATTAAAGAAGGTATAGTAAATTCTGCACTATCTCTAGCTCTATCTAAGTAAGGTTGACGTACTGTTTCTAATTTAGAATAACGAGCTCGTGCTGTTAGGTTTTGTTCCATATTATAGTATTATTAGGGGATATTTACGCCAGAACCACCACTCATTAAGTTAGATTGGTCTAACTCTACTTTTAACGCAGCTTTACCTCTTTTTTTACTTACACTTAAAGGTGTAGAAGTAGCAGAAGCAGGAGCTTGTGGTGCTCTTTCTCTTAACGTAGCTTGACTAGCGTTTACTTCAGTAGCAGGGGGTGCTGGTACTGGAGGAGGAGGCGGGGCTTTAGGTTGTGAAAAACACATAATTATTCATCTTTCTTTATTAATGTTAAATCTAATATATTGGTATTTTGCTCTTGTTCTAATTGTTTTAAATATGCAACAACACTAGCTTGACCAGCTTTAAACCAAATTTGTCTTTCATTTTCAGTAATATCTGGTACTTTATTTGGGAAAAGTTTATCTAGGTGTTGTATTAATTCTTTATTTATAAACATATATTATTCCAAGAGGGCAACTAATAGGTAGGTTTTTCTGTTTTAGGGGTAGGTTTATCTTGATTGGTGTCCATTTCAATGGTGTGCCTATCAACTTTCATTTCCATTATTTTTACTTTAGCATCACTTGTAAATGGGTATTCGCTAGAACCACTTAAATCTGGTGTTTTAGCAAAAAAAGAATCATCAACTTTAATTTTAACAGTCAAGTAACTTTTCTTTCTCCATTTATGTACGTCAGTCATTTTTATGTCTTCCAAAAGATTTATTGTCAGGTATCTTATCTTCTAGTTCTGACATAGTTTTTTCTTCTTTATCAGCTATTAAATCACCTTTAAGTAACGTTTCAATATACATAGTATAGTAATGTCTAGACAAAGTAGGTTCTTTAGTATTTTGAGACAAAAATAAATATTCTTTAGCTTTTAGTCTGTAGTCCATTGTAGTCCCTTTCTAATATCATTTCTAAGTAATGTATAGCTTTTAATATATCCTCTTTCTTGCCTTTAAGTTTATGTCTACAAATATACTTAATAGCATTACCTTCTGCAAATTGTAAGTTATTTTCATTTATAAATACAGATGGTTGTATTTTCATTTCTTTATAATGTGAGCCACCTACTTGTTTAAAAAAAGTTTTATTTGTCATTTTTAATATTTTTAATTTGTCTTGCACTAAGACCGTTAATATTAGTAAAGTAAAATCTAACTTTAAGCTGTTTCTGTAACGATGTCAAACATCTAGTTATTACACTTTTATCTTTTTTTCTATATGAAATAGACTTAACATCTATTAAATAATTATTACCTTTTTTATTTGTGATAACTAAATCAAAAGGACAAGATGGGTCTAACGGTCTAGATACATAATAACCTCGTTTTAAAAATTTATAGGCTACAGCCAATTCAGCTAGACAACCTTTTAAAGTACAATTAAAATCATTCTCAGTCATATTTATATCCTAGTTCCAAACACAGTAGTTTCTTCTTCTGGTTCTGAATAAGAAATCTTAATGCCTTTTGGTTTTTGTTTAGTTGGTGGAGACCATAATATTACTTTCTTTAATTTAAAGTTATAGTCTTTCTTTTTTAGTATCTTAGCTACTCTAGCTTGTACTAATGCATCTTCTTCTGTTAGTTTATTTT